GTGATACCGCCAGCCGAAACCATGAGATCAAATTCGTGATGCTTGCGATTAATGGTTGGCACTGATTAACTCCAAGGGCGGCCAACAACTAATCCACCTATATTTGCGTTATCAACTACAATATCATCGTCATATTGTGTAGGCAACTGTGTGATATCGTAAATAGCTCTAGGATTGCCATCAGCAGCGCGGTCCGTAGCTGCTAGGTCAAGTTTGGCCTTTTGACGTAATTCTTTAGTTGCTAGTTCTGAGATACCATTCGTTGCCATTATCTTGCTCCATATACTTTACCAGGGTAGATGCTAGGCTGTTCCCCACGGATATCTGCTGGATGTTTAGGGGTCTGCATGCCGCCACCTGCTGCGGTTGTAACTGCATCTATGTCTGCGTATTCTTCTCGAGGGGTGTTAGAATATTCAGTGGTTTCACCGCTGTCTGCTAGATCAACGATCTGACGGAATCTACGAACATCATCATCGTAGAACTCGTCGTTGGGCATTGATCCATCAGGGTGTGCTATATCAGTTGACTTTTCAGCATGATCGATCATGTCTAATATACCACGGATTATTTCTTGCACTCTCATAATTGTCTCCGATATGATATTTATTAAATACAATCATGATAAACAGAGAACCCTTCAAGCAGCTGATTAAAGATATGAAACACTCGGGCAAATACCGTGTTTTCAACGATATCATACGTGAGCGCGGCGATTTTCCCAGAGCCATATGGTACGGACCCTATAACATCAAAACCATAGTTAATTGGTGCTCAAATGATTATCTGGGCATGGGACAGCACAAGGTGGTGCTAGATGCTATGCACACAGCACTGGATCAAACAGGATCTGGATCCGGAGGTACTAGGAACATAGGTGGCACCAGCCACTATCATGTGGCCCTAGAACACGAGCTGGCTCTGCTGCACAACAAGGCCCGGGCACTACTGTTCTCATCGGCCTATGTGGCCAATGAATGGAGTTTGATCGCACTATCAAAGATCATACCCGACATACATTTTGTGTCAGATGAGAACAATCACAACAGTCTAATCATAGGTATGAGCCACAGTCGAGCACCTAAAACTGTGTTTCGGCACAATGATTTAAATCATCTCGAAGACATACTGTGTTCAGTAAAACTCGCAGGGCAAACACCCTGCATAGTATTTGAATCAGTCTACAGCATGGACGGCGATGTTGGAGACATACGGGGAATATGTGACCTAGCGGACAAGTACGGTGCTATCACTTATATCGACGAAGTACATGCGGTAGGACTCTATGGAACCCACGGTGGTGGGAAGGTTGAAGAGCTGGGGCTAGAATCCCGTATTGACATAGTCAATGGTACATTAGGGAAAGCCTATGGAGTCCAAGGTGGCTATATTGCTGCCGATGCAGATGTCGTAGATGCGATACGCAGCGTAGCCGCTGGGTTCATATTCACCACGTCAATGAGCCCTGTTACCTGCGCAGGCGCATTGGCAGCTGTGAAGTATTTGAAAGACCACAACGAAATCAGAGACAAACATCAAGAGCGAGCCCGTAAACTCAAACACAGATTGCGAGCCAACGGTATTGTTGTTATGGAATGTGCAACCACACACATCGTGCCGGTACTGGTGGGAGAAGCCAAACGCTGCAAGGCCATCAGCGATGACCTACTCAATGAACACAGTATCTATGTGCAGCCTATCAACTATCCCACAGTGGCCGTGGGCACGGAAAGACTGAGATTTGCTCCAACTCCGTTCCACGATGATGGTATGATAGAAGATCTAATTACTGCGTTGAAACTTTCGTTTGCGTGTCACCCGGTGCCAGTCTAAATCTATCTTCTATGTAATCTGCAGTACCCACTTCAAAGATGATTGAATTGGCTACCAGTGCTTCAAGCTGATGGGGTCCTAGTGCGCCGAAATCTACGGTCTTGCCTTCCTCTAGCACTGCTTCTCTAGATTCACCAGTGGTCACATCGATGAATGTCAGTTTGAACCGCCCTGCATTCACAAACCAACTCTTGGATTTTTCTTTGTGAAACACTAGGCTGGTTTTGGCACCTACTCGTTCGAACACTAATAGTTTGCCCGAATATTTGTCGCAGTTGGCGAATATTATTTCAAATCCCCAACCCTTGTCTATCTTGCCTAATGTCTGTAGGTTCATTGTAGTCTCCGTATCATATATTTTATACAAAAAATCATTGTGTTGTCGATGATCTGAGTGTATAATCAGTTAAATACGTGAAACAACTTGATCATGCACACACTATTATTAAACGCAGACATGCAGCCCGTGAGCCTATTACCTTTGTCAACAGTGGATTGGCAGGAAGCCATACGGTACATGGTTTTGGACAAAGTCAGGGTCCTAGAATGGCACGACGATTGGATCGTGAGATCTGCTCGTTGGGAAACCCGTGTTCCTGCGGTGATCATGCTGACTCAGTACCAAAAACCCAAGCATACTATGAGGTTGAGCAAACGCAATATATTTCTGCGTGATGCCTATACCTGCCAATACTGTGGCACAGCAGTCACAGAACCCAATGCCACTCTGGATCACGTGCATCCTGTGAGCCTGGGCGGTAAAACCACCTGGGAGAACTCTACTACGGCCTGCAGGACCTGTAACTATAAGAAGGCAGCTCATGTGGGCAAGATGAAGCCAAAGATCGCTCCTTACAAACCTACATTTTGGGATCTAGTTGCCAAACGCAGGGTTAGAGGGTATCACATGGCGCATCCCAGCTGGGCAGACTATTTGGGCGTTTGATTAGTTGACAGGACCTTCGGGTCCTGTTATACTATGCGTGTTGGATGTAGATCATCTAGCACTTCTACCTTGTTTATCAAGGAGTTTTAACTTTGGAGAAAAACGAATGTCATATCATTCAAAAATTACTGATCAGTTTGGCACAGATCTTTTTAAGTTACTCGGTCCTAAAGCTGATCGAGTCAAGTGGTCAGATTTAAGTGTTAAAGATCGCAAGAAGCGTTTAGATAAAATCCCGGTTTACATTCCGACTCGGTCGTTGGGCAAGCACCCAAAACTAGTAGATATTGTAGTTTACTGTTTCAACCGGTTAGTAAACATGGGAGTAGACAATCCATTACTAGGTGTCGACCTTCCTGAATTTGAAAGTCTAGTCAAGGCGGCCGAACTGCACAATGTTCCAGCTATGAACTACGACAGTCATACACTCCGTAGTATTGACATCCTTTATAAAAACTCTGCAAAACAACGTGATGTATTCCTACGTCACATCTTTGAAGACATTATCTTCCGTTTCAATCCGGGGTTGGTATTTCCTGGCATTGGTCGTATGAATTCTAAAGGTATGCTGTTTGTTAATGACGCACAGCATCGCACGTTGGCCTGTATCATCCTGGGCATTGACGAAGTTCCTATCAACTACATTACCAGCGACGACGAATACTGGGATGTTGCTCAATATGCCGCTATTAATATTCACAGCCTTAGTGCTAGTGAGTTTGACAAATATCGTATTCGTGTACAGCGATACATCGAGGCAACGGCTGCAGGCATTCCAATCGAGTCAGACGACTTGCTCAGTTACGAGCTTCATGACTTGTTTGACAATCTAGGAATCACCGTCGCAGAAAAGCGTGACACCCTAGGTACAAACAGTTTGGTACTTACTGCAATTGGTAATATGATTAGGTACCGTGAAGATTATGACAAGTCCGATTTTGATCGAGCAACTACATTGAATGCTCAGATGTTTCCTACTAGCAAGTTCCACACTGCCAACAGTTGGGGTCTAATGGAGTTCTTGATGTATCAAGACAAGAGCATTAATCCTATGCAGATGGACTATGCTATAATGAATGCGCTAAAGAAACGCTGGACCAAAGACAATGTAGGCGGACAAATGTACAGCCAATTTAAAGAAGCTTATGCGGCACAGACAGGTACCGCAGCAACGTCTAGTCGTGCTCCTGAGCCACTAATTATTGCTCACGGCATCTACCAGGTGTGCATGAAGTACGAACCTAGCATCGCTTGGAAAGAACCCCAGTGGGATGTTAACGAGCGTGGTCCAAAATACACTTTCAAGTTGGTTTAATATGCACAACTACGCTGAAATGAATGCGGCCATTGCAGGGAGAAATCCCTGCAGTAGTTGGGAAGAAAATACATATTATACCTATCAATTGTTTGAACATTTTTGTGACAATTACGATTACAAATATGTGACGATTTTTGGTTACTACAAGGTCAAATACGATTGGACAGACGAAGAAGCTCTTGAAATGTACAACAAGTCTCCGGATGAGTGGGTCGATGGACTAGGTGTTCTTCGACTCTACGATTGGGGTCGCGGCGACAACAAGATAGCCCGTGATGCAAATAGAGATTGGCATGAACCTCATTTGGATCATATCGTTCCTCGCAGCAAAGGAGGCACGAATGAGCCTTCGAATTTTCAAGTGTTACCACGTAAAGTAAACATTATTTTGAGCAACTTAACAGATGAGGAAGCACCTGCACTGTTGCCGTTAGTACTTGCTCAATTTCCAGGAGTTAAATTATGATTGATGATTCTCAATTACCATCAATAACCTTTGATCTAGGCAAGTGCCTACATGCCTGTGAGATCAAGGGCATGATGAAAACACTTGGCATCAAATACTACTGCTATGCTTTTATCTATAAGAGCACTGTTATGAAGTACGGCCAGAGTGCTGATAACGATTGGGCACGAGGTAGTTTCGGCGAACGAATATATCGCCAGTCATTTCAAATCCCAGGGTGGCCTACTAAACCTAGCACAAAGAGTGCTGGCAACGACATGCTGGACGTAATTAAAAACTTTCCTCACATCAACAAAAATGATGTGTGTGTTAAAGTTTGGGATATGACTAATTACCCATTTGCGGTAAGCGGCGATCCAAAGCACGAAGTAACCCAACTTGAAGATCAGTTTTTAGATTCGTACATCAAACAACATAGATCTTTACCGTCGGGTAATTTGCGTGACGAAAGTCACATTAGACGTAAAACTCGAGTAACTGATCAGATCTTTAATTCTATATTTGATACAGAATAAAAAAAGCACCCTAGGGTGCTTTTTTCTTATCTACGTTTTACTCCTCTTCTTGCTGCTCTAGCTACAACACTTTTGGTTGCTCGCCATCCTTTCTTTCTTGCCATAATTATTTCCTTTTGGCAGCTCTTTTAGCCATGGCATTAACTGTTTTTGGCTTAGGCGGCTTCTTGCCTTTAAGTATTTGACTAACTCTACGTGGGCTAGGCATAATTACTTGCGCTTACGTAGTTGTCTACGAACTGCGGCTTGCATTGGTGTTTTTGCTCTATCGGATCTACGGGCCATAATGTTCTCCTTGAAAATGAACAATCTTTATAATACTATTTATTATCAGGGTTGTCAACCACCAAAAAGACTTGACAAATCCAGCAAAAGGCCGTATAATATACACACTAACACAAACTGGAGCAGAAATTGAGAACACAGCCCGAAACAATCATTGCCAAACTCGAAGCAGACAACAGCCGTTTGGCCAAAGAAGCCATTCTAGCAGAAGCCATGACAGAAGGGCTTGATGAGTTCTTTGAAGGTGTTCGTATGTGTTTGGACAAGCTCTATACATTTGGTGTCAAACAGGTTCCAGAGAGTGACGCAGATGGTCAGGGACTGAGCTGGGCTAACTTCTCAGAGTTAGCAGATGCTCTGTATCGCAGAAGCCTAACAGGCCATGCCGCACGTGATGCTATCAAATTGGCCATGGATGTGGCCACCAAGGCACAATGGAATGGGTTCTATCGCAGGATTCTTATCAAAGACCTGCGTTGTGGTGTTTCAGAAAAAACAGTGAACACAGTGGCCAAAAAGTCTAAGAAGTCTGAATATAGTGTGCCTGTGTTCGAAGTCATGCTGGCACACGACGGAGCCAATCACGAAGGCAAGATCACAGGCAAGAAACTGGTAGAACCCAAACTAGACGGAGTGCGTGTAGTCACTGTGGTTGACTTTGAAAGCCGTACAGTGGTGATGTATACCCGCAACGGCAAAGAGCTGGTGAACTTTCCACATATCGTCAAAGCATTTGAAGACAACCTAGATAACTTCGCTCGCAGCTATGTTTTCGACGGTGAAGTGGTATCTACATCATTCCAGGCCTTGATGAAAGAAGTACATCGCAAGGAAAACGCACAGGCACAGGATGCTA